TTTTCCGGAAATTCAAATGCGTATCTTTGGGGATGAAGTAGCCTACACTCTTGACTTTGTAGGGTTTAAAGCCTACGAGGTCGGGTTGGCGGCATTTCCTTATTTGCTAGAGATAGCCAAAAAGGATCTTGTCACCTTCAAATGGAGTGAAGGCAGAGGGCCCGATGATCTTTCGCTGGACAAACCCATTGGGCCTGTCCAGGTTATTACGAAAGCTTCATTGGGCGGGTCTTAATTATCCTTCCTTAGTCTATATGCCAAACATTAACTATACTGACAAATTGCAAGTAACTCGTTACTACGGTTACATGTATAATGGCAGTAAAGCTTGGCAGGCCAGTAATGGTCTTGGCAAGGTTTGGCAGACTAAGAGGACTAGAACGGGTAGTAAATACCCTTTCTCGACCTTTAAGACCCTTCGTAAGTCCGGGGTGATACCTTCCAATAATCTTTACGATTATCAGGATAGGATCGTCAACCCAGCCAATCCACGTATACGTCACGCCGGTCGGGCTTATCTTCCAAATGGACCTTTTGTGTCCTATTTTGATGCAGGCCCGTGGGGTAAGTATTGGGATGGCTCGCTTCCTGGTGTTCCCACCAGTGATGCGTGGTACGTCAATCTTCGTGCTTCTGCTACCCAAAAAGCTAAGCTTAAGGCGCAGGACATGAAGATAAACGTGGGGCAGTTCCTTGCTGAGTTTAAGCAAACGCGTAATCTCATCTCGGATACTGCCATTTCGATAGCGAAAGCTTTTCGCCACGTTCGCCATGGAAGGCCAGATCTGGCCTTGCAGGAGCTGACTTTCCGCCTTCAACAAAGAAAGATTTCTCTTTCCGAGTGGAGGACTGGAGCCAAGCTTAAGGCCTTGCGGCCTTTCAAGAATCCTGGACGCACTATTAACAAGCGCGTCACGGATGCTTGGTTAGCACTTCAGTATGGGATTAAACCTCTCATTTCTGACGTGACTTCTGCAGCTGAGCTCCTCGCTCAGCACATGGTCGGTCGTCCGATTCGCATCGTCGTTAGGGCGATGGAAAAAGGCGACTTTGAGTCAGTAGGAAGTGGTTCTTTCTACGATTATACGGGCAGTCCTACTTACACTGAACGTATATGGACTCAAGCCCAAGCTCAGACTGGTTACTATCTTGAGATAACCAACCCGAACTTGGCCACGCTAGCACAAACAGGTATTGACAACCCTGCTTTGCTTGCTTGGGAGCTTCTCCCCTATAGTTTCGTCGTCGACTACTTCTTTAGGGTCGGTGACTTTCTACAGGCTCTCACGGCGTTCAACGGACTAACCATCCGTGACAGATGGTCAACCCTGTTGGTGACCAGGCAAGGTGTGGTGGAGTACCACTCCTCGAATAACGTTAATGGTGTCAATGGAGCCAAGACAATATGGTCCCAAAGACATTATCAGCGTTTTAACTCGGTTGTCGACCCTGTCTTTACTATTAAGCGCGGTTCAGGTCTGAATCTTACCAGATTCGCGAACTGTATCGCTCTTCTTAGTGCAGCCTTCGGAAGACAACCACCCCGGCAAAGTCCGTACCTTAAACAATCATTGATTTACTCAATGAAGGTCGGCTAGTCGTAACTCTCGGAGTTCTCATCAAATGGCAGCTCAAACCACTCTCGTTTTGAAGGACAAGGATAACGTAAACGTTAACTATGTTCCCTTCAATCAGTCCCCTTCGTCCGATATCGCCTTTTGGGCGGATAAGACGGCTGGGGTTCTGAATGGCTATCGACTCGCTAGCCTTCAAGTTAGCTTGCCGAAAGACCGTACGAGTGGAATGTCTCGGGTTACCGGCCGTCTTACGTGGCCGAGCCTGGACGGCGTGACGGGTGCTGTTAAGCACACTCTTCTTGGCACCTTCGAGGTCAAGTCTCACGCATCCGCTACTGCGGATGAGAAGAAACAAATGGCCTTCCGACTTGCCTCCATGATCGAGAATGCCGTCGTTAAAACCGACGCTATTCAGAATCTGGAAGGCGCTTACTAATCATGGAAAACGACTGGTTGAAAGTTCTTCTGCTAATGCTTGGAGAACTTTTACAGGTCGTGATCGACTTTTTCGTCAATCTATTTCCAGTTTAGTGAGAGGTGCCGTTAATGCGTATCCAAGATCGCATTAAAGAGTTGACTAGGCTTTCAAAAACCTGGTCCTGTAATGGCGAGCAACTCGCCATACGGGTTGCTTTGCAGCTCTTTGAGGACCTCGACACCCCTACTTCTTTAGGACTAGCAATAGCACTTAGGGAAGGAGATATCGAGTCTCTGGTGAATCACGAAATTGATCCATCAGATTACATCGATCACTTCGCCTTTCGTGACGACTACCTTGCGGTGTCGTTCCTATCGAAGTTCCCCTTTGGGGGGAGGGAGCATCTTACACGCCGTAAGGCAGTGGAGAAGCTCCTAGAGGCTGAGGACCTCTGCCGTTCTACGAATCGTCGCTTCCGCGAATACCGAAAGGATCCTATGATCATGGATCCCGAGGTTCATGGCGTTTTTCACGCCATGTCTCGTACAATTTCGACTATCCTCGGTAACTTCGATCTCGAAGAATGGCATCGTTCATGCCGTTTCGGGCCCGGTGCCACTAATGTGGTTACCGGTCCCCGAGCGACCATTTACGATAAGTTAGGTTCGTCGCTATCCGCTACGGCGGACTGCGCGCCTGCAGCGTTGGCTGTAGTTAATTCTACACCGACGTGGATACGCTCTAGGCGTGGTCTGAGTCCCTTCGATGATGGGCCTTACGCCCTCCTCGAATACTCTGAGCTCTCTATCGTATCAGGCAACGCAATTACTTTCGTTCCGAA